CTATCAAGAACGTTATCAAACTGGCTTGGAACCCACCAAAAACATATCGTGACACACTATATGCAGCAGGTGTAAACCCAGTTGTTTCCTTCCCAGGTCAAGGAACCATATTGTTTGGTGACAAAACACTGTTGAACAAACCTTCAGCATTTGATCGTATCAATGTGCGTAGATTGTTTATTGTTCTGGAAAAGGCAATCTCTGAGGCATCTAAGTTCTCACTGTTCGAATTGAATGATGAATTCACAAGATCACAATTTGTGTCTCTGATTACTCCATTCTTACGTGACATTCAAGGTCGCCGTGGTATCGTTGACTTTAAAGTTGTTTGCGATGCAACAAATAATACACCACAAGTTATTGATAACAATCAATTCGTTGGTGATATTTACATTAAGCCTGCTCGTTCAATTAACTACATTCAATTGAATTTTGTTGCTGTTGCTACGGGTGTTGAGTTTAACACAGTTGTTGGTGCAGCTTAATAAATAAACAATAACGGGAGAAAAAAATGGCATTTAATGTAGCAGAATTCAGATCAAACATGATTGGTGACGGCGCACGTGCCAATCTGTTTTCTGTAGACATGATTCTACCAAGCTATGCACTATCTGCACAAGCTGCAACAAACAAAGTCAGATTCATGGCCAAGTCGGCACAGTTACCTGGTTCCACAATCGGAACAGTACCTATGTTCTACTTTGGTCGTGAAATGAAATTTGCTGGTAACAGATCATTTGCAGATTGGACAATTACGATTGTTAATGATGAAGACTTCCTGATCAGAAATGCAATGGAAAGTTGGATGAATGCAATCAACAATCACAGATCAAACACAAGAGCTGGCGTTGCACTAAGAAATGGTTCTGGTCCAGCAACAACCGTTGGTGGTTATACAACTGACGCAAATGTTGTGCAGTATGGCAAAACAGGAAATACTTTAAAGAATTATAACTTTGTTGGTATCTTCCCAATCGACATATCTGCAATCGACTTAGACTGGGGTTCAAACGATGCTATCGAAGAATTCACAGTAACATTTGCTTATCAGTATTGGGAAACCAATTCCACTCCTCCTGGCGCAGTAGGTTAAAGTGGTTAAATATTGATTTAAACGGAAGAGCTGCAAAGCTCTTCCACTTATGATTAGTTGATTTTATTATTAATTTTTAAAAAACATGGCCGATACAAATAAATTTTCACTTTTTGGTTTTACAATCTCACGTGATAAGAGAGAACAGCAAGATGTTCTCCAGCAATCTTTTGCGCCTCCGGCAGCAGATGATGGCGCATTAACTATTTCATCAGCCGCTTATTATGGTACATATGTTGACTTAGACGGTACCGCAAAGAACGAAGTAGAACTGATTTCTAGATATCGCGAAATGTCAATGCAACCAGAAATCGAATCTGCGATTGATGACATAGTTAATGAAGCTATTTGCCAAGACGATGATGGCAAAATTATCAATATCGTTTTAGACAACCTAAAACAACCCGATAGAATCAAAAAAGCTTTAAAAGAAGAGTTCAACATCATTCTTAAATTGTTGAACTACAACAATATGGCTCACGATATCTTCCGTAGATATTATGTTGATGGTAGAATGTATTACCACATCATCATTGATAAAGAAAATCCTGCTGAAGGTATTAAAGAATTAAGATATATTGATCCACGTAAACTACGCAAGGTTCGTGAAATCAAAAAACAAAAGGATGAAAGAACTGGTGCAGAGATAATGGCCACGGTCAATGAGTATTATCTCTATAATGACAAGGTTGTCACTGGAAGTTCTTCCAACTATGGACCTGTTGGTGTTCGTATCACGACAGACTCTATTATCTCCGTAGTCTCAGGACTCATGGATTCACGCCGTGCAGTTGTTTTAAGTTACCTACACAAGGCAATTAAACCATTGAACCAGTTGCGTATGATTGAAGACGCAACGGTTATCTACCGTATCTCTAGAGCGCCAGAACGCCGTATCTTCTATATTGACGTAGGCAATTTACCAAAGTTAAAAGCAGAACAATACCTGCGTGACATTATGGTCAAATACAAAAACAAACTTGTGTATGACGCAAACACTGGTGAAATCCGTGACGACAGAAAATTCTTATCCATGATGGAAGACTTCTGGTTGCCACGTAGAGAAGGTGGTAAGGGTACAGAAATCACTACACTACCAGGCGGTCAAAACCTGGGTGAACTGGAAGACGTTAAGTATTTCCAGAAAAAACTATACGGTGCTTTGAACGTTCCAGTTTCTAGATTGGAAACAAACCAGAGTTTTTCTCTAGGTCGTTCATCAGAAATTACACGTGATGAAATTAAGTTCTCTAAGTTTGTTGCACGTATGCGTAACAAGTTTTCGGATGTTTTTGACCAAGCAATGCGTGTTCAGTGCGTATTAAAAGGTATTTGTACCGCTGAAGAGTGGGATACTTTCAAAGAAAACATCTATTTCGATTTCATCCAAGACAATAACTTCACAGAACTCAAAGATGCAGAGTTAATGAGAGAAAGACTTTCGTTACTGCAATCTGTGGATCCTTATACAGGTCGTTACTTCTCACAGAAGTGGATTCAACAAAACGTGTTGCGTCTGACAGATGATGAAATTAAAGACATGCAAGATCAAATCGATCTGGAAAAAGAACAAGGTTTAGGATTACCAGTTGAGGTAACAAACTCAGTTGCACAACAGCAAATGGCAGGTGACATTCAAACGCAACAGCAGTTGCAAATGGCACAAGGTCAAGCTGAGATACAACAAGATATGCAACCACAAGAGCAAACGCCTGTGGCAAATAATTCAAGTGACAAAAAGAAACAAACCAATTCTAGAGCCGACTTGAGTTTAGAAAATACTACATTTACTAAATTGAAACGTATATTATAAGGAGATAGAGATGAGCGAAGTAACAAGAAACATAGTTGATTTGGCAGATGAAGGTGATGCAAAGAATATGCGTGATGCATTGTATGCAGCCATTCAAGATAGAGTAATGGCACATATAGATTCTCACAAACAGAGTATTGCAAAAACATTAATTGCACCAGAAGAATCGGAAGATTCAACTGATGCGGTTGAAAACGCTTAAATACCTCAAATAATACTAGGGATAAAAAATGGCCAACAAATATTCTTATCAAGTACTAAAGGACGACACACAATTTGCAGTCATCAAACTGACAGCAGATTTTGACGGTACTGGCCAAGAGAACAATACAGCAAGAATTGCCGCAAACACTCTTTATGGTGCTTTGGCAACAAACGGTTTCTTAGTTGCAAATTCTCAAGGCGGCGCAGCAAACACAACACTATCATATTACGGTTTAAATGTGAATCGTATTTGGTATGATACAGATGGAGCAACAGGTGATGTTCAATTGTATTGGTCAAATACCGCAAGTGCATTAGCTAATGCAGGTGTACCAATCATGTTCTTACAGGGTAATGGTGAATATGATGCCGGTGGAAACTGGATCACTATCAGAAATCCCAATAGAACATCATTTAACAATGGGGACATTGGCATAGTTACAAGAGGTCAAGTTGCAAATTCAAGTTACACAATTATTCTAGAATTGCGTAAAGAAAACGAATACTACCAGCGCGGTCAGTTCAACGATCCTGCTGCATTCAACTACGGCGAATATTCGATCCGTCCATAATAAGGTAATAAAATGAAACTTATTAAAGAAATTACCGAGTCCGTAAATTACTTAACGGAAGAAAAAGATGGAAAGAAAACGCTTTTCATTGAGGGTCCTTTCCTCGTTTCCGAAAGAACAAACAAAAATGGACGCATGTATAAAGAAGAAACTATGCGTAAAGAAGTTTCTCGTTATACAGAAGAATACATCAATAAAAATCGTGCCTTCGGTGAACTGGGGCATCCAGATACACCTTCAATCAATCTCGACCGTGTCTCTCACTTAATTGTGGGTCTACGTCAAGAAGGAAATGATTGGATAGGCAAAGCTAAAATTCTTGAAACACCAATGGGTAACATTGCAAAGAATCTGATCGAAGGCGGCGCACAACTAGGTGTGTCTTCTCGCGGTATGGGTTCTCTGAAAGCTGTCAATGGTGTTAACATAGTTCAAGATGACTTTCATCTGGCCACAGCGGCAGATATTGTAGCAGATCCTTCTGCGCCTGGAGCTTTTGTTCAAGGTATTATGGAAGGTAAAGAATGGGTGTTCGTTAACGGAATTTGGACTGAACAACATATCGAAGAGTCGAAAAAACTAATTCAAAAAGTTTCTCGTAAAGATGTTGAAAAAGTAAGTTTACAAATTTTCGAAAACTTCATCAAAAAACTTTAATTATAAATATCCAATATAAAATCAAGGAGATTCTCAAAATGGGAAAATTTAATCTGACAGAAGCCGCTAAAGACATTTTGCAAGGCAACGTATCTGCAAAACACGGTGGCCAAGATGCACCACAAAAACTAAGTGGCGCAGTTGCTTATGGTACAAAAGAAGCTGGCGAAGTTGCTGGTGTCGTTGACAAACAAGACGACGATAAGCCAGATTATACAAAAGGCACACCAAGTGCTACACCTCCTGGTGCTACACCTCCTGTCGGTGCTCAGCCTGGTGGCAAGTTGTCTGGCCCAGCAGAAACAGAAGGCCGTAAAGATTTGGCACAAACTGTTCAAGCAGATGCCACAGAATACGCTTCAATCCGTGACCGCGTAAAAGCTCGTCTGGCTACACAAACAATGCAATCAAATCCTGGCGCAGTTTTTCATGCCGTTCCAGAAGAAACAGAAGTTGATTCTGAAGTTATTGCAGAAGCCGAAAAAGAAGGCCATGAGGACGAAGCTCAAGACAAAGCAATGATCAAGAAGATGATGAAGAAACAAAAAATGAAAGAAGACATGGACGCTGACGTTGATGCACTTCTTTCTGGTGAAAATCTCTCTGAAGAATTCAAAGAGAAAGCACAAACAATTTTTGAAGCTGCCGTTATTGCACGTTCACACGCAATCGTTGAAGAAGTTGAAGAAGCTCTGTACGAAGAGTTCGAACTGGCTGTTGAAGAAGTCAAAGATGAACTGGCAACAAAGCTTGATGATTACATCAACTATATGGCAGAAGAGTGGGTCAAAGAGAACCAACTGGCAATCGAAAAAGGTCTGCGCGCCGAAATCGTTGAAGATTTCATCCGTGGATTACACGACCTGTTCAAAGAACACTATATCGATATTCCAGAAGAAAAAGTGGATGTTGTCGAAGAACTGACAAACAAAGTTGAAGAACTTGAAGCCACAATCAGCGAACAGATCGAATCTGCTGTTCAGTTGAAGAAGGAATTAAACGAACACAAAAAGAATGAGGCTATACATGCAGTATGTGAGGGCCTAACGCAGACTCAAGTGGAAAAAATGAAATCACTCGCAGAGAGTGTTGACTTTACCACTGACGAAGATTTCGCGGACAAACTAGTTACACTGAGACAATCATATTTCAGTGCATCAGTTAAAACTGCGGACAGTTCTGCTCTGAATGAAGCGGTGGAGATCGAGGAAGAAAAGAAGGAACAACCTTCGGCCGATCCAATGATCAACATGTATGCAAAAACAATCTCAAAAACATTGGCTAAATAAATAAAATTTACCAATATTAGAAACTCACAAGGAGAAATCAATGTTTCTATCTGAAGAATTACAAAAGAAATGGACTCCTGTTCTGGAACACCCAGAACTGGAAAAAATTACAGATCCATATAAGAAAGCCGTTACTGCTGTAGTGTTGGAAAACCAACAACAAGCAATGAAGGAATCTGCACAACAACTGAATGAAACAACATACTCAGCTGCGCCAACAAACGTAACTGGTGGTGTTTCAAACTATGACCCAATCTTAATCAGCTTGGTTCGTCGTGCTCTGCCTAACCTGATTGCTTATGACGTTGCTGGCGTTCAGCCAATGACAGGTCCTACAGGCCTGATCTTCGCAATGCGTGCTCGTTACGACACACAATCTGGCGGTCCTTCTAATACAAACGAAGCCTTCTTCAACGAAGCCAACACCATTTTCTCTGGTGCTGGTTCTTCTACTAACCTGTACGGCTTCCGTGGTAACAACACAACAGACGTTAGAACAAACTCTGTTGCAGACTTTACTGCTAACAGCTACACAACCGGTATCGGCATGACAACAACACGTGCTGAAGGCCTGGGTGCAGATACAGACACAGGTATGTTCAACCAGATGGCATTCAGCATTGAGAAAGTTACTGTAACTGCTCAATCACGTGCTCTGAAGGCTGAGTATTCTCTGGAACTGGCACAAGACCTGAAAGCAGTTCATGGTCTGGATGCTGAAACAGAATTGTCTAACATTCTGTCTACAGAGATTCTTGCTGAAATCAACCGCGAAGTTATTCGTACAATCTACACATGCGCTGTTAACGGTGCTCAGTACGGTACAACAACCGCTGGCGTGTTCGACTTAGACACAGACTCTAACGGTCGTTGGTCTGTTGAGCGTTTCAAAGGTCTGATTTTCCAAATCGAACGTGATGCTAACGTTATCGCTAAGCAGACTCGTCGTGGAAAAGGTAACGTTCTGATCGTTTCTTCAGACGTTGCTTCTGCTATGGCTATGGCTGGTGTTCTGCAATATACACCTGCTCTGCAAGCTGACCTGCAAGTTGACGACACAGGTAACACCTTCGCTGGTCTGTTACATGGTCGTATCAAGGTCTACATCGACCCATACTTCGGTGGATACACATCTAACCAAGAATTGGTCACAGTTGGTTATAAGGGTACTTCTCCTTATGACGCAGGCTTGTTCTACTGCCCATACGTTCCTCTGCAAATGGTTCGTGCAGTTGACCAGTACACATTCCAACCAAAGATTGGATTCAAGACACGTTACGGCATGGTTGCAAACCCATTCGCAACAGGTCTGACAACTGGCAATGGTGCTCTGAACGCACGTAGCAACGTTTACTACAGAATCTTCCAAGTTAAGAACCTGATGTAATCGGTAAGTCACCGTTAAGAGTGACACTTTAAAGGGACCAAGAAATTGGTCCCTTTTTTTATGGCTCCTAAATACCTACAAGGAGATTTAAATGACCGCACTGAACAGAAATCCAGAAAATACAAATCTATTACAACCAACAAAGTTTTTGTTGACGTTCAGTAGAATTGCTACGACACAATATTTTTGTCAGACAATTAGTATACCAAGTATTTCTTTGGGTGAAGTGGACAGAGTTACACCGTTTCTGGACATGTATTCTCCTGGTACAAAACTAAAATATGATCCATTGGACATTTCTTTCATAATAGATGAAGATTTGCAATCCTGGAAAAACTTATATGACTGGTTCATTTCAATTGCCGATCCGGAAGGTTTTGGTGGAAGAACAGCAAATCGTGAACTTCAACAACAAAAATATTTTTCTGATGCAACGTTGACTGTACTAAGTGCTCTGAATAATCCAATTTTAAGAATTGATTTTACAAATGTATTTCCATTAACCATGTCGAGTATTGATTTTGATACCAGATTATCAGCCGACACTGTGGTTACATGTAATGCAACTTTTAGGTATCAATCATATAAGTACTTGACAATTTAACTGATATCCTTTATAATGTTTTGAAACAATTTATTTAACGTAAGTTGTTGTCCTGTATAATAAAAACTGAATTTGTGAAACGATTATGGAAACAATTGAAAACATATTGAAAATGTGGGAAACCGATGCAGTCATAGACCAAACGGAACCCAGCAAAGAACTTATCAAAATACCCACACTGCACAGCAAGTATCTTGGATTTCTAACCAAACACAAGATCGCATCGAAAAAGGCACACTTTGATTATCTACGTATGCGTAAGGTCAAGTGGGAGTACTTCACTGGTAAATTGTCTCAAGAAGAACTGGAAGAATATGGTTGGGAACCATTTCAGTTTGCACTCAAATCGGATATCTCCACATATCTTGAAGCAGACAAAGACTTGATTAAGTTACTTGAAAAGAAAGTATACCATGATGAAACAGTTTCTGTTGTGGAATCTATCATGTCGGAACTGAAACAAAGAACTTGGCAATTGAGAGACTTCATCTCATGGGAAAAATTTATAGGTGGTCAATAATGAGTAATAATAAA